GGAAACGTCAAAGATAGTCAAAGTCTTTTTACTGATCAAATATTGAGACCAAAACTCTGCATCTTTTTTCATCCACGCACGCGACTTTTTCTTGATGATGACAAGTTTCTTATCTTCTTGCTTCATACTAGTTCTGCTAGCCATATGGCCCATGCTAAAACCAATAGTATCCTTGTAAGAAGATAGGTTAAGATTAAAGTCGTAATCAATGAGCCTAAGTGCATCATAAAAACTACAACTAAACTTATGCATTATATATGAGAAGCAGTCAAACGTGTGCTCTGGATGACCAAAGTCTTTGTACAAAAGTTTACCCTGCCAATTGACGATAGAAACAGATGGAGTATTGTCTTCTCTAAGATCACTACAAAACTTTACACCTAGTTTTTTAAACTTCGGACAATAGTAACTAAAAATATCAATGTCACGTATCTTATCCAGGATAACTTCCTTAGACAAATGCGCTTCACTATCTCTATTTTTAATCATGGGGCTGTGAATTTAAATAAAAAAATGGGAGCCACAAAGCGTGACCCCCATTTAATTATTTGTCAACTATTTAGACCCAGTCGTCTGTCTCAGAAACTGTTTCTGTAGAGTCATCATCAGGAGTCACAACTGCTAGCTGTGGCACAAATGTACCCCATGACAAGTCTGGGTTAAACTCAGCGTTGAACGCACCGTAGTCATCATTAAGATTCTTGATAAACAAGTCATCTCTCTGTGGCTTAATACGACCAAACACTTTAGTGTATACAGACTGGTACTTACCGTCCTTAACACCGATCAGTAGTCTAACCTGGTTGTTTGCTAGCAATCCAACTAGAGCTTTTACCTCTGCTACATCACCTTTAGCGATCTTGCCAATAGAGTCAAAGTATACCTCATCGCCTTGAGCTACGTTAGCCCATGCTTTTACAAAGTTAATCAATGTCTCTTCGCCTGTTAGCGCATGACGCTGCCCTTCTGGCTTCCACCACTCATACGTAGGTGCACCTTCAGACCATGTAGACTGACCAATGTTGTTAATCCACTGGTTCTTTCCACTCTGTGATACACGCTCCTTAGAGTTAATTAGAATTTCTAGACGAGTAGTCAAGTCATCATTCTTTACCCAGAATGTTAGCTTGAAGTACTCTACTCCATTAAATTCTACGTAATAGTTAGGCTCACTCTTTACCATGATGCCTAGCTTATGCAGCTCATCCATTGTAGGATTTACTGCAATTACATTAAAATTACTAAGGCCTGAGTACAGCTTAATACCCCCACCTACAACCTCTTGGGTTGATTCATTGCTTTTAATAGCCATATCTGTCTATATTTTAAAATTAAAATTCATTATTCAAACGACTTCTCTTGAACAGGTGAGCCGCCAATAGTTACTGTAGCTTCTACATTAGTATTGTCTACTCCGTATAACATTCTAGATGCGTCTTCAACTGTATCTTCTGCCATTGGAATAGAAGTCTGATTAGGATCTACAGTGTCAGTATCGTCCACAAAATTAAAAGAAAGTTTCCTTACCTTCTTAGCTTTACGGCCCTTGAGTTTAGGATGCTTAAACATCTCTGTAACCTCCCAGGTCTTCAAGCCATACTTTGTCTGGATACCTGCACGGTCAGTGCCATTTTCCAAATCTTCTATAATCATTGACACAGTAATTGTTTCAGGCGTTTCTGCCTTAGGTGCTGTATCTACACCTGTTGGTCTTGCTTCAATCATTGTTTAGTTTTTAAAGCGGTTAATTAATCTATAAATATCTTTGACCATTCTAGAGGCATGGTCTGGCCTTTAAGGTGATCGCATCTGCTACCTGCAGTTACATCTTCTAGAGAGTTAAACGAAATCATAGTCTGATCATCCTCTCTGTATATGTAGCCAACAGCGTCAGCATTTGCACATGTAATTTGCTTGATTTTACCGGTCAAGTCTAGGTCTTTAACAGCAACCTCTTTGCCCTTCTTCTCAAGCATTTTGTCTTTCAAGTGACCTACAAGTATAACGTGGTCCGCAAGCTTGTTCAGCCTATCAATCCACTTCTTGTATGCCATACGCAGGTACAAGTAACCACCGCCATTAGGCAATGATAATACTGACATGCCTGGGTTCTTTTGTTCAAAGTTTTTACCCATAGGCGTAGACATGTACAGCTTCTTTGCGTCTTCCTCGCACCACTCTTCTAGTTTAGAGATAGTGTCGATAGCCACATACTTGTACGGCTTGCCTTCTTTGACAACAGCTTTGCCAACTTCAGCAAGTTCTTTTAGACTGTTAACTTTAACCTTGAGTGCATCGACCATGTCAGAGCCCTCCTCCAAGTCAATAATCAAACAGTCATCTAACTGTGATAACACTGTAGTCTTGCCGATCTTTGGCGGACCATATATTATCATATTCTTAGGCGATTTACGGCTAGCCTTTACCTTCTTCTTTGGTAATTCCATTACATCCATTAGTCTTTAATTATTTTATTGTAAATATCTGGGTAGTCAGTAGCAAGCTTCTTACGCACACTGTGGTACTTGCTCCATAACTCTTTAATTAACTTAGCTTGATTAGCTATAGTTTTATCCTTCTGCTTTGACATAGCTAGAAGATATACCTAATCTTATTCCAAGGTATCTTGCTACTATGCAAGTCCTTAAACTCTTGTATAAACTCTCGCTTCTTCTCAAATTTATACCTAATATTTTCACCCCCGTACTGAGATATTTTAGCCTCCTGAATGTCAGGTGACCATAGTGTTATCTCAGTTTGGGGGTGGTTCTGTAAATTCACAGTATGCTTCTTAAAATTATGCGTAAGAAATATAACTTCTGCAAGCACCTGCTCTTTCCAGTTTACGTGTTCATCTACCAAATCAAATAGTTCTGCGTAGTCTTGTAGCCAGCCATCGTATACAATTACAGGACTGTAGTTTATGTGCACATCATAGCCAGCATCTATAAACTTGTTGATAGCTTTTATTCTGTCTATAATCTTAGACGTGTTCTTCTCGTGCACGTCAGCCATCTTCTGTGGCAGCAAACTAAACCTGATACGAATCTTACCCTTAGGGTTAAACTCTAGTAGCTTCTCATTAACATACTTAGTTGCAAAACTACCCATGGCAATAGGATGGTCTCTAAAGAATTCAAAGATCTGTTCCCAAGCATGGTACTTAGCATGTAGCGCAAAGTCTTCGTTGCAGCTAATGTCATACGTAGTATACTTAGCATGCGTCTGATTAGGCTTGTCTACAGGTGTAAAGTATGCATGATTATTAATATGTGTTAGTATGTCATGCGGGTTTATAGCAACCGACAATCCATCAGGCTTGTGACGCTTCATGTAGCAGTAACTACAATTGTATAAACAGCCATGGCCAAAGCTAGGACTAATAAAATCTGTAGACCTACCAGACTCTCGTATAGTAAATGTCTTTCTTGTAACCTTATCAACCATTACCGTTCTCTAATTGTGAATGTGCTCATGTCTGCTTCGTAACCTATCATGCCTAGCAAACCATCACGGTTCTTTTCTACGTGACATGCAAGCAAACCTCTAGGGTTTTCACCGCAGTATGTATCTACAATATTATACAAATCAAACGGCCTGTTTAGGATCATAACTACGTGTGCGTCCTGACCTATACTGTCGCCACCAAACAAATCTGTAAGCATAGGCTGGTACTGGTTCTTAGCCCTGTGCTCCTGCTCTATGTTCCTGTTAAGCTGCGACAATAGTATGTTGACTACACCAAGCTTTGACTGCATCCACATGCAACCTTTTGATATAGTATTTAAACGCTTTAGTTCTGTATCCTCACTGCCCCTAACAAGTCTAGAGTGGTCAAACAAGTTTATAACTGTGTCTTCAGGATGCTTATTAAATACTTCTTCATTAGTATTCATAATAAACTCCATACTCCTAGGTATGTTGTTAAAGTAAATAGGATACTTACCATACTTCTGCACTTTGCCTGCGTAGTTTCTAAAATCTATGTCAGACAGTGGTGAATCTACAGACAGTAGGTCACCCATTTGTTTCTTTACATCCTTTGATGCACTACGCATAACCTGCTGGTAGCCTGGCATCTCGAATGTCCAATAAAGAACTCTAATCTTTTTATCTTTGTTTGTATCCAGCACGTCAAATATTAGCTGGTTACTAAATGCAGACTTGCCCACGCCTGGACGTCCTGCAATCACATAAAGCTTACCTTTCTGTAAACCACCAAGTAAATTTCTATTTAACCTTTTCCAAGATGTAGGTAACACGTCACGCTGTCCAAGCTTTGCTTGCTTAACAATTGCAATTGACTGGTTAACTGCTTTATCTATTTTTTGAAATCCCCTGGTTTTAAATACATCATAGTCTTCTTGTGATTCTGTTTTCTTCTGAGCTTCCGCCATCGCTTTCTATATTACTATACTTTTCCCAAGTATGATTATTAATCCAAACTTCTAAATTTTGCAGGTACTCTAGCCTGCCTCGCTCTATCTTCAACTGTTTATCCAGTAACTTCAGAATCTTATCGTGTATAAATCTTTTATTTCCTACTACTCGTCTGTATCTATCTTTTGCTTTCTTGTTTGCTTTTGCGTTGGGATCATTAGCATGCAGTATGCGCATACCTTGTCTAGTCTGCACCTTCATAGGGTACGCTACAAGTAGCTCTGCAAACATCTGATCAAAATCACTTGCAAATAAATCTATAAATTCTTGTCTAACAATATGCTCTTCTATCTTATCTCCTAGTTTAACAAATCCTTTCTTTTGTAACTCTTCCCA